AATAATATGAAGTATCATTTCCATCTAACTTGAGTTTTATCGAACTTTCACATAAAATAAAAATGTATTAATATAATTCAAGTGGAGGCGATTATGTATATCGGTGAAATCATTAAAAGCTATCGCGAACAACATAATATGACAGTTGAAGAATTCGCAAATAAATCGAATCTAAGTCAAGCAGAAATCACCCAATTGGAAGAATTATTTCAAAGCGATGGAACAACACCTTATCCTGTTGCAATGCGACAAATTAAAAGTATAGCTGAAGCCATCGAACAGCCAATCCCCATCATTATGAATCTTATTTCTGCAGATCAAGAAATTGTCGTTAACGTAGTAGCTGAATCAGATCAGCCACATGCGAAATAATAAAACTTAGTTAATTAAATAAAGATTATTAACTCATAAAAGGACCCTACATAAATATGTAGGGTCCTTTATATACATATAAAAAGCAAAATAAAAAAGCACCACATTACTGTGATGCTTTAATTTGGTGAACCGTTTTAAGCTAAATACGAACTTTGTATGTATAATTAGACGTTCAAAATATCCAATTAGCCTAGAATTTTATTTATCTGACAAGAAATTGAAAGCATAATATTATTTAGGCAAAAAAAAATAAAGCCTGTTAGAACATCAAAAATATTCTAACAGGCTTTATATATAATAGTATTATTTAGCTGCAGCCACTATGGCCCCTAAAGTAGCTGCCCCAGCAACAACGGCCCATATATCCCGTTGTCTATGGAGTCGAGCCTCCGTTTTCTTTGATTGCTGGATTTCCTTGTTCGCAATCTCTAAATATTTGTTGGTTTGATTCAAGTAATCTTCTTGCTTCATCGAGTCTTGCTTTGCTTTCATCAATTCGTTCGCTTGCTTCTCGTTGATAGACTTCAATTTGTTCAATTCGTCGCTCTGCCTCATGGTTAAGGATTGTGCTTCGGTCAATTTCAGATTGGATGCGTCTATTAAGCTCAATGCTTGACTCGTTTGATTTTTTACCCTGTTCCACTGCGTCAATGGCACGGTTATGGTTGGTTCGTCCGAACCAGTTTGTGTAGACATATTCGGCTGTTCTGCAAAAACTGTACAGGAAAACACCAATGAAAACAACAATACAAATATCACGAACAATAGGCTTTTGAAACAAATTTCTAATTTTAGTAATGATTGATGTTTCATTCATTTCAACCTCCGATTATAAATCATCCCAACGTGCAGCATATCCCCGCACATCAACATGTACAAAGTCCTGATAGTAGTATTTTCCAATGCCATCGGCCCCACATTCCTCGGCAATTTCTGCAAGATAGTCAACGTCAATACCATCATATGTGATGTCTGCTGCCGTCCCTAGCACATGCTGAGAATCAGAAACGCCCCCAACCTCTTCATTGTGTTCGGGGCATCGATAGCCACTATTAACTGTAATCGGAACCCCTAACCGTTCCCGGATTCTATCCAATACATCGACAAGTCGCTTATCAATTATGTGATCTAAAATTTTATGCCCCTCAGCATCAACCCCATGTCGGTCGCACTGACAAGCAAATTCGTACTCGTCAAAGTATTTACCGATTTTCATATGCATTTCCTCCTTAAATAAGATAGGCACCAGCATATATGCCAGTGCCTAAAAAATTATTTCCTTTTTAAAATAGAATCAAGCTTTTCATTAACTATATCCAATAATTTGCTCGCAAGCGGATTGCCTCCATCCCGCATATTTTCCAATATAGAGGTTAATTCTGTACCACCTAAATAAGTCCATACAAGGGTTACAGCGAACGTGTAGGGCTGTGCCATATAATCAAAGCACCATGCTGCTGACGTAAGCAATACATAGGATAGTACTTTATCCCCAAACGGCTTACGCATATGCTTAGATGATATGAGTCCTTTCCCAAATGCAGCAGGAATGGCCCAGTATTTATCTGTCATTCTGATATTTTCCGGACTCGCCCCCATATCTAACAACATTTGATATGCAATAGCTACCCATTTTGTAAGCAAATCAATGAACACTAAACAAATAAAAATCCCCAACACCTGAACATGCTTTAAGCCTAAAAGCCATATGCCAATAGTAGCAAATATCGCCATTACAGTTTTAATTGCAAATCCATCAGTGAGCCGCTCCCAAGCTAACTGAATAAAATCAGTAATAGATACTAATAATGTATTCATTCAACTCTCCCCTATTATTGAATTATGCCTGTTCCCACTTTTCACTGTAAAGGTTCCATTTCTTGCTGTGATCTGGATTGTAGACCTCTAACGAAATTTTCTGCATCATGACATCTCGTGGTGGGTGAGATTCTTCACTAACAGTTATTACATTAACCTTAATAAGGTCATTAGATTTTAAATTAAGGTTATCATCTGCCCATACAAATGCAGGGATATTAATTACAGCAAGAGAACTGTTAGCGAAAGCATCCCTATCAATATCAGTGGCCTTTGGCAAATTAATAATATTGTGGTCAGTTCCAGCAAACGCTAATGCACCAACTTTAACAACATTCGGACAGGTGAGTTCACCCTCCAAATCACTACGGCCATAGAATTGCTTAGGTAAAATTTCTGTAGCCGTTTCCGGATTGAATTCAATGAGACCTTTGATTTTAACAGTGCTAACGACATGATCAATTAAGTTAATGTATTCAAGATAAATATCATCTGTGCCATAAGGCTGAATTTTAATAGCTGCACTCCCGGATTGGATTTCAACAGCTTCTGTGCTGCCACTCACTCGAACTTTAAAGCCATCTTGCCCAGATACACGAATTTCCGTATCCCCTTTTCTTGGTTCGTTAAATGTAAGTGGCGCATAAGGTTGTTCAGTCAACGCATGAACAATAGCAGATAATACCGCATCAAGCATGCCACTATTAATAAGAATATTTTTGCTTTTTAGGTCTCGCACGATTCCAGCTAAATCAGGCTGTTGAGGTTTAAGGGAGTTATAAAAATCTTCCTCGGTACCTGTAAAGCCATGTCGTTTGACAAAGTCATATATTCCCTCACCCGCTTTCCCCTGTAATCCGGGTATATTTACATTCACGTTAATTGTTTCAGGAACATGAACTTCAATAACATATGGTGCTCTCACACTTCCTTTAATAGCCATTTTTTGCTCTCCTTTTAATGTAAACTGATGTCATGGATGAACTCAATATCGCCCATGACTAATTTATATGAATAATCTTTACCAACGATAAATACATCATATTGACCCTTTTTTATAGAGTCTGAGATCTTTAATGTATCTTTTCCTCTAATGGTTACAATAATTGTATCCTCTCTAATATGGCATTCAGCTATTGCCAACAATTTGCCTGTTAGAGAACGCACTTTACAAATAGCTGTAGCGGTTGTTAAATCAACATCACCCTGCACTATATAAGCACGTCTAAAATCAGAACCTATATGTATCGTTTCAGATACATTTTTTATTGTGTTCATAGATCACCTCTTTAATTAAATGGCATCCCTGATGCTTTATCATAGCCCGTAACATCGACAACCATATATTGAGTAGCCGTCTGCCCAGCACACCCCATAGGATATGGTGTTACAGTATCCCAATAAATTTTTTGATACGATTTTATTTCAATACTTCGTTTACCTGTAAAATGAACGGTTTGCCATACACTACCAGTATGTGATTGATTGTCGCCTTTCGTAATATTAGGTCCCCATACTGCAGCATCAACTACCGACATAGGAATTACAGCAATATCACAATCATATGACTTAGATGGTACAGTCATTTTAGTATGCTCATTAGGAGAATACTTAGACAAGGTGCTGTACCAATCTTGATGATATTGGTCGATTACCCTTAAATATCGAATACGGCTATCATAGATCACATCATTTTTGATATTGTATTCGTCCTTCCAGCTTGCTTTGAAAAATTTATGTTTTCCTAAGACCTGCAAGGCTATATTGGGTTTGCTACTGCCTACCTTATCAACGAATCTGATGCGAGGTGTATTCGCATTGGCTGCAACGTCCTCGAAATATCCGAAACAATAGAACTTAATCCCATTTTTCACCTCATCAATCATTTCTTGCGTAACTGATGCTCCGCCTTTAACAACATCAACAATAAGGGCCAAAAAGCCCTCCATTTTGCGACATATCCATTGTGCTTTAAATTCATATCCCTGTGGAACAGATATTGCAATAAGAGGGGCCTCGCCATGATAATGTGGCTGAGGTATATATGTTATGCGGATAGCATTTGCACCTCCAATGCCATATTGATATAGCATAGTTGGCACCATTAAAGGAGTATACGTTTTTAGTTGCGTAGGAATTAATACATCAGCGGACACTGCTCTATTGCTTCCAGTCCACAATACAGCTTCTTTTTGTTTCGGTGAACTGAGATAAACTAAATTATCATAACTATCATTAATAATAGTTGTGCCAGCTTCGTTTTTAACGTTAATAAACTCCATAAACAACCCACCCCTCATATTGAAAGCCGTTAATCCGCCCATTAGATAAATTTGTTTCACGAGTTACAGAAAAGTACCATGTAATAACATCATCTTTAACTTCTGCCACTAGGTACTGCCCCATAGCTGCAGCCCACACCTTTTGCCCGGACTGCAGACCCTCAACACGTATCGTATGTTTAACGTTAGGTACTCCACTTACATATTGGCGTCCTTCAATGCGTGTTAAACGTTCTTTTAAATTTAATATGATATTGCCATTTTTATCATATATTAGGATATGAGGTGTCATTATTTATACTCCTTTACCAGCACCCGAGCTTGACTCTAACATTATTTTCTTCGTCATAAGCTGAGATTAAATTGTCCTGAATCTCTACACGAGCCCCAGTTGTTCGAGTTCTTAATGTTCCGATAGTTGCACAAATAGCAGACAGTGACGGGGTATCGATATTCTCCGCAGTAACTGCATTGGCTTGGATCATACCTTTAGCAATTACATTGGCATCAAATATAGTTTTACTTGTTACATGGAATAGTTTCCCATCAATGCGTGTGCCGGATTTACTCAAATTGATGCGTGCGATTAATTTATCACCATCGATTTCGCCCAATGCTTCCGTAATACGTGCATCAAATCCATCAGACAGCTGTGTAAATCGACTTTCAATATGCTTATTCATATCGCTTATTGATTTAGTAGTTCCATTGGCTAAATCCGTGAGTCGGGATTCAAAGCCATCAGATACCTTTTTAACTGCTGATACATCATTTTTCATGGATTCAATAGCTTTATCCATTTTATCCAGCCCAAGGCTTTCAGTATCAAGCAATTCTTTCGGAATCTTTTCCAAAATCGCTACTGGCTGCTCTGCCGTTTTAGCTCCCTCACCAAAAATATCAACAAAGGCAACTCGTACTCGGTATATGCCTACATTCAATGGGAATGTAACTGCATTTGTAGCTGAAAAATACACCGTTTCATTAATATACACATTCATCCCTTTACAATTAGCTGGAATTGCATTTGTAAGAACCCCTACACTACCGAATCCAGCTCTAGCAATAAATGTCGTAGGTGCTTTAGGAACAGGAACGTTATATTCCACATTTGCTGGCGCTCCATATCCTTTAGATGGATTGTGAGCATACAAATATACTTTTCCTTGTCGCTCGGTTAGCATCCCAGCATATGTCGTATTATTACTACGTCCAATTAATCCATCGGATTGTCCCGGATTAAGATTTGTTCGTAATTCATAATAATCAATGTCTGCATTGCGGACCTCTAACCAATTAAATTGTGCTACAGATCCAAACGTTACGGAAAAACCTTGCGGGGTATTTGGTACATCACTTTTCATTTGTACGAGAATACTTTTAGTAATTCCCTGTGAATAGTTGCCATGAGAATCCTTGACCTTAACCTTGACCTCATATGTATGACCTAGCTCACACCCACTAATAACAATTTGTCCATTACCATTGCCGCCATATTTCCATTCGCCAGCTCCTTCACGATACCATGCTTCAGCAGTATCAAACGTGTTTAAATCTGGCGCAGCAAATGTAGCCACTACATCATATGACAGCACCCCATCACCTATTTTGTAATACTTTGTATATAAAGCTAATTCATTGACTTCAGGGATATAGTAAGGAGTAATCGTATATTCATATGCCTGTACTTCATCGAGGCCTTGCTCATTAGTACCAAACATATTGCGAGATGAAAATTTAAGATATATCTTTTTCCCAACATCTTCAGGACGATAAGGCGCTCTGAATATAGCTTCATCCACACGAATAAATCGTTCATTAGCATTATGAGAAATAGCCTTTGTGCCATATTGTCCACGTACAAGGCCTTTCAGCGTATACCAATTATCCGTATGCATTTCCACTGTTTCATAGCTCAAAGCCTCACCACCTACCCAGCATAGCGTATTGCCACGCTCAGCATCTATATGAGTACCATTTTGCAATACTCCTCGATTAAGGACTATATTGCAAAAATCATTGGTTTGACTAAATCCATATTTCATGCGTCCCATGCGAGCCTGTTGGGTTATCTCTCCAATTTGACGATAACGTTGATTATCATCGGACAGCCAAACAGAACAACCGCCCCAATTATCAGGAGCATTAACGCCCAAAAATACTTGATTTCCTCCAACGTCTCCAACAGTTTGAAATATTGCTACGTCATTAACAGACGGAGCCGGGATATTATAATCAATGAAAGGGCGTTCATTCTCATGAACGTTATATTTAGCTGGAGCATATGTGCCGGGTGGTTTTCCCTCTGCAGTAATTTCAAGTTGCCCATCTGCCGCCTCAGATACAGCAGTTATAATGACAATTTGCTTATTTAACTGACAGATATCGTCTGTTAAGGTCACAATATCACCGGGCTCCAATCTACAAAACTCCCATGATAAATGGAATGTATACTGATTGCGACTATATAATCGCTTCATTGCTAATTGCTCGGCATAATACTGAGCCCTTGCTTTCGTATACAAATAATGAGCTTGCTTAGTGGATGCTGGACGCATTCCATTTTTTTGCACATCAGCCACGACCTCGAATGATACTGTTTCTTTCTCGTAGTTGTTAGCACGATTTAAAAATTCAACAGTTGCCTGATTGTAACATTCAGAGGTGTCTTTCCGCTTATAAATTACTAACTGCCCATCACTTCCAGGAATTAAATCATCTGCAGTTAAATCATACTGAACCTGTAAATGCGGATCCCAGTCACGGATTGACTCATCTGCAAGAGGTACTATCTTTAATCGGTCATTAGACCAAAATAAAATCGCATTTGTAATTTCTGCGATTTCATTAATTATGGCCTGTGCTTTCTTTGCACCTTCATTTGGAGGTGTAGAAATCAATATATCTGCCGCCTTACAATAGCGTCTGTAATTATCTAACCCCTCAATTTGAGACGCATCAATGCCCACCCCTTTTAAGATATGTACAATGTAATCTGCGGGATTTACATCAATGCCATCACCGGTGTCTAATAATTTGCCTTTGACCTCAAAATTATAGTTTGGTAAGCTCCCACGCTCTCCAAGATCTACAACGCCAGCCATATATGCAAGTCCACTATATGGCAATGCCTTTTCAGGGTGCTTGCTGACTACATACGGCCAAGGTTGCTGCCCTAGCCTACCATCAAATAGAGTAAGCTGGATTTCACTTTGTGGGTATGTAAATATTTCTTTATCTATCCACACTTTACCAATCCCGGATATAGGCCCTTCACACAAACCAATAGCACATGCTACCGAATAGGTATATGTAATATTAGTGTGTTTTGAGCCCCCGCCTTTACCAGTCCGTTGAGTAGACTTATGTTCGTGAGCGGTGAAATCGTCATAATAAATTACATTCCCGGATTGTCGAGTAGTCCCTAACACTTCAGGAACTACTTCACCATACGAAGCACTATTAATTTGAAATTCATTAATGCGCTCAGCTGTTGTAGTTGAGTTATGACTGCGCCAAAAACCCATATTATGGTGTCACCTCCTCTCGGAATCGATAAACGGCACGTAATCGGCTTTGCCCTCGACTATCATTGAATATTACATCTTCCAGCTTTGAGAATATTACGCCGTAATCAACAAAAGCATGAATAACTAACCCATTGCCAATATATATTGCGCCATGACTAATGCAACGACCAAATTGATAGAGTAAAAAGTCACCAATTTCAAGTATGTCATTTTCAAGATCCACCTTATCGGCTACCTGTTCCACATATTTGAGATATTTCTCTTCTGAATGGTGCAAATGCCACTCATTTGAGTAATCCTCGATATTCAATTTATCCTTTGGCATAAGCCCAGATTCAACAACTGCAGCCACTAGCAAATACGCACAATCAACGCCAACGCCTCTTACCATTGCATTATTTTGATAAGGAGTACCAAGCCACCTAATCGCAGCATTTGCGATTTTTTGGCCCGTACTTTCATTTGCATTTGGCTTATCGCTATCTGCTCGCTGTAGTTTGATAATATTCATCGAATGCTCTCCTTTAAAGGAACATATGGGGTTGCCCTGTTCCGATTAAAATTATTGAATTTTGAACGACATTCCTCCGGTGTTTTTGCACACCCCGGATATATATAGGCCTCATTACCAACTTGTGGCTGTGCATCGGCAGGAGTCATATATCGAATACGCCCATTTTGACTATCCATAATTTGAGTAGATTGCCCTGCAAGAGGGCCATTTATCCACTCAATACCACCAGCATTGTAATAGCCATTACTAAATGAAGAGTCAATCGTAATTGTATTTGTAGCCGGAACTGATACAACTTTTATGCGTTTTCGATACTGTTTAATATCTACGCCACACTCAGAACTATAAATACTATAGGGACATTGAGGATAATATCGCTTACCCGGAAACTCAGTATTGAGCCTTTGCACAACTGATTTGACATCAAGCTGTAATGTAAGTCCACCACCCTGTTTGACATTAACTTCTCCAGTAAACAAAGAAACAACACCAATAATATGATTTTTTTCATCGAAAAAAGCTCTTTTTAAGGATAGAGTGGCACCATCGAATCCGCCATTATGAGCCACAGCCATAATCGGAACTCCACCAATTTTGTCATCCTTGTTGCAAGAAATATTGACCGTTAATTTGTCTACGGCCACTTCGGAGCGTGTTTTTATTTGGTTCCGAGTAATAATTGGCCCATCACCTCGATATAACTTACCACCATATGATACATTAGCATCAGTATCGGCCCAGTAATACGAGATTCCACTCACTAATTGCAGCTCATATAGATCACAGCTAACAAATGATTTATTCGTATTGAGATGACTGTTAAGAACTTCATCAACGTGCTTCATACTTTATCACCTCACCATGCTGTAACTAATTTGAACGGTTTAGATTTATAAACGTTTCTATATTTCAAGTCGGCTGTAAAGTCGCCACTAAATACGACCTTCCAAAAATATGTATAGTCAGCCGTAATAATTGCGGTAGGAGATACAGTCTGCCCACTTGCTAGACGTATAACACCTTTGTCGGTGGTGCATCTAATCTCTTGACCGTCGGCATATAGCTTAACGTTTTCAACATATGCAACAGGTTCAATGTAATCACCGAATTTACGAACGGCTTGCCATTCATTCTCGGCTCCAGTACCAAGTTGAATGCCTTTTTGCGTATGGTCCTCGGGGTCAAGCCATAAAAACGGGGTCAAGCCACCTTTTACAGCGGCATAAAAGCCCATCATCGTTTCATACTGCTCTTGATTCAATACGGCAAACGATGCGGAAATAGTATATTGTGGCAGTTGCTGAGTAGTCATTGTACGTAACCTACCGGATCCACTCCGCTTAGTTTTTACATCCCAATGCTGCATTTTGCTTGAATCCCATGCAAATGTATTGATGTTAGGGAATTTTTTTAACTCTGCCATGATTACCACGTCCCCGCTGTTGATGTAAATTCACGATTATTATCTACTAAAAATTGGCGTATGGTTTGACCGCCTGACGATTCAAGCCACCCCATAAACGATTGAGCATCCATAGCATTGACATGCACATGCACATCGCCACCGCCTCCAGCCTTTGAAATACCTTCACCAATTTGCCCGAATACCTGTTCAGATAATGGAACGACTGCTTCCGGATAATTGCCTTCACCAATCTCTGCAAAGGTACGTCCATATGCTAGGCCACCACTTGCCAACTTCAAATTTGGTACGAGTTTTTGCGGACCACTTCCAATGTCAAAACCTCCACCAATATTGCCAAGTCGTCCAGCTAGCGATGCAACAGAACTCATCGCAGCACCTGTAGACGATGCAGCACTCCATGCAGCCATGCCGGCTGTAGCACTAGCGCCCCATGTAGCCATTGCCATTTGTTGAGCTAGTTGAGTTGCTAACGGTAACTGAGCCTGTAATGCAGCATTGTTTGCTGCAGCTGTTTGGCTAGCCATCATTTTACCGAAGATCATCTGTTGAAGTTGAGCCGCAATCCATTTAGCTACAGTATCCGCGATAGTTTTTAAAATAGCATTCCCAATATTTTGAAACGCTTTCTCTAAACTTTGCGTGCCCTGTATCAATTTGGATATGCCCTCTTGCATACTATCAATGCCTGCATTCGCCATATCAAAGAACATCTGCTGACTATTAAAATGGCTATCCATAACCGCTTGTTGATACTCTTCAAGAAGCTGTTTTCGCAACTCATAATTTTGCTGAGTCGCTACGTATTCATCAGTCAAAGCCTGCTGTAGTGCTTCAAAATTTTGTGTACGCATTGCTTCTTTTATCGCCCACTCTTCTTCAGCGCTTGTACGGATTAAGTCAAGTCTTTGATTTTCAAAGTTTTCATTCATCGCCATTAATTCAGCATTTTCACGCTCTTTAAATGTAAGACGATTGCCCACTAATTCATATGGCGTGTTAGTATCTTGCAACATCTTAATGTATGCAGCCCTATCACGTTCCGTCATTTCAGCAAATTTATCAGATAATTCCTGATATTTGTCTTTAATCGAATTAACCGCATCATCTTGCTCTTTAGCTAACTTTGTTAGTGGCGATTGTGCCCCAGTTGAATCACGTCCAGCAGTATTGAAATTAAACGCAACATTCATATCACGGATAGAGTTTTGTAATTCACGCAATCGTTTGGCCTCTTCATGCATCGCATCCTCACGCTTGCGGGCATACATTTCCATGATTTTTTGCTTATCCTCTTCATAGTGGATATTGTTTACTTTAGATTTCTCTAACTCTTCAAGTTCCTTATCCCGCCATTGCTCCGCTAATTGAGCACGGGTACCGAACATCTCTGTCCACGATTCAAGTATTTGACGATGCAACCGTTCTGCCTCATTTTGGGCATCTTTTTGACTACTACCACCTGACCCGCCTTTACCTCCGGAGCCAGTTCCATAATCGCCCCCGGCACCAGCTCCATCAAATCCGTCTTCACCACCTGAGGAAGGATTTAAAGCGTCACCAATATTACCGAACATATCTGCAGTATTATTGCCAAAATCTTCAGCCGCCTGTGCATCAATTAAATTCAATTCATCAATTTTACTTGCTGACGTATTGAATACAGATGCTATTTTACCTGAAACAGCATTAATGCCACGTATGAGCGCATTAATCATGCTGAGAATACCATTAATAGCCCATGTGACTGTATGGACGATTCCCATCCATATGCTTTTCATAGTAGCACCAAAACCATTAGTGGCAATTTCACTAGAAGCAAGTGCAGCGACTAATACAGCTAAAACTGCAACAACTAAACCAATCGGATTGGCTGCTAATACAGCATTAAATACAGCCGTTGCCCCAGCCGATGCTAATGCTCCAACAGCATGTGCAGCTTGTGCAGCATTAAGAATCAATATGCCCGCTCTATATGCCCCCATAACCGCTGTGGCTGTTGCAATAGCTGTCCTTATTCCCAAAAATACAGCCCTTACTGTACCTGTTGTAACCGCCCAAGCTTTTGTAACTGCATTTATAGTGGCGATTGCAGCTCCTTGTACGGTTATTGTGCTAGTAAATGCAGCCGCAGCAATGCGAGAAGCAATCATATATGTTGTAATTCCAGCAAATGTAGCTATAGCTGGTGGCCCAATGGCTGTTAATACAGATCCAAAATTTTGCAATGCCTGTATATTTAATCTAACCGCAGTAGTAACCCAAGAAAATGCTCCTGATATGCCACTAATAGCAACACGGGCAACAGCTGCCAATCCTTGAAATACCACACCAATCCCGTTTAATGCTTCTTTAAATTCACTGCTAGCCGTCATCTGTGTCAAACTTTCCAATACTGGTTGAAATGCCTGTATTGCTTGGTTTTGAATTGAATTTCCAACTTCTGCAAAAGTCATAGGAAGTTCAGCGAATTTAGCGTTTGTTTCGTCGGCACTATTGAACATTGCATTTTTAATAACATCTGCTGTAATTAAGCCTTGGGAGGACATTTCTTTTAGTTGGCCCATAGGCAATCCCATTTCTTGTGAAATAGCTTGTGCTAATAATGGAGCATTTTCCATAATGGACCTAAATTCGTCCCCTTGTAACTTACCAGCTGCCATTGCTTGTGTAAGTTGGTACATCGCAGAAGTTTGTTCTTCAATCGATGCACCGCCAATTTTAAATTGCTTATTCATCTGTTCAACGAAAGCTATTGTTTCATCATTTGAAGAAAAAGCATCTTTTGCCAAGATTCCCAGCCGACCAACAGCTCCAGCCATATCAAGATATGACCCACGAGTGCGTTCGGTCGCTGCATATACCTTGTCCATAAGTTCAGCAGTAGACTGCGTGCCGTCATTAATTAAGTTAATACGAGATTTAATCAACGCATATTTATCACTTAATTCAGTACCAGCCCTTACAGCTTCTTTTGTTGCGGCTGCAACAGCTGTAATGCCAACTGCAGCCCCAGCAATGGACAGCCCCCTTGACATTTTTTCACCAAGTGAAGCCAGTTTTTTGCCAAGAACCTCATCAGCTTTTTGACCGACTCTATCAATAGCTTGCACAGCCCCAGCGGAAGTACCATTAATTTTGACATTAATTTGTTTATCTGCCATTATTCGATTTCACCCCCTCCCGATTCAATCCATTCACGTTTGAATTCTATTTCCTCTTTCATTCGTTCAAGCTCCGTAGGCGGATAAATATGTTTCATAAGATCCTCTACGGTAATTTTTTTGCCTTTAGCAATTTGCATATTAGCTAATAATGAAAAAAAGAATGCCTGAATACTATGCTCTCGCCTTGCCCTAGCCTCATAGCCCTCTAACAGCTTATAAAACTCCATAACCGATAATCGCTTATATTCCCAAGGTTTTAATTGCAGTACTCCATATGCATTCTTTTCGTTGAATCGATACCACTCAAAAAAAGAGGGGGCATCAGCCCCCTCTATTAGTTTTTTTCGTTTAAAGCCTCCTCAGCTTCAATGTTTGCATTATCTTCCTCGGTGGCTTCCTCAGGGAACTCCTGATAATAAATCTTTTTACCCATAACGCCACTGGCGATGAGTGCTTTTTGTACAGTAATCATCAATTCATTGAAATTGAAGTCCGTATTGTTCATCATTTCCTGAATTTTTTCTTGATAGAATACCGAGGAACGTCGTTTGTAGTGCGCAAGCCCAATCTCAAAGGCAACCAATACTTCCGTCATGCCTAAGCCTTCTGCAAGAATACGACCTATAGGCTTTTTCAATACAGCTTCTAGCTGTAAAATACGCCCAATATTAAAATAGATTTTTTCACCTTCGCCAAAGTATTCACATGGGATTCGTTTCATTATAAAAGCCTCCTGAAATTATAAATTAAACGGTTTTTAATTCAGACAATGGACCATCGCCGTTAAGTGTGATTTTACGAGTAGCCACATCATCGTGTGCGCCAGTCGTAGAGTTATCTGTGATAGATGCCCAGCCTGTAACATATGATTTATCAGGATATTCATATTTGATATGAACACGTTCGTCATTCAAGAACGCCTGATATACGATTTTTAAAGTTTCATCATTAAGCATCAAAATTGATTCAACTTCGGTGGACCATTCTTTCATGCCCGGTAATGTAGTTTTCCAACCACCTGTACCCTTATGAGAAGCGTCAATAGAGTCCGCCTTTAAATTCAAGTCGCCTGTTTTTTGACCGCCCAACAATTCCCATTTTGCACCGGTAGTTTCATCGGTACCAACATTGATGTAGATCAATATATTTTTACCCATAGCGACAAGAGATTTCTTGCTTTGCTTTAATGCAGTTAAATTTTTTGCTGGTTCTGGCATTAATATATATCCTCTCTTTCATTCAAATCAAAAAGGCGAGCCTCAATAGTGTACTGAGTGCCCAATAATGGGCGTATACTATCATGGTCGCCTACTTTATTTACGACATGGAGATCAACGATTTGAAATCCACAATCTAATACGCATACATCTTCATTAAGCTCTCCACATGCTTTTCGGAACGCTAATAATATAGCGTCAACCTTATTCTCGAGATCAACTAATTGTGGATAACCTTTATCGAATTCTTTTGTGCCGGTTTTAGTCCAAGCTTCAAGATACAACGTAACTTTTAAATGCACATTATCATCTTTTTGCTCTTGCCCCCGACCAATCATAACAACACCATTGGCTGTTACTCCAGCATTATGTGGAATTGTAAGCCCTAGCCGAGTATCAATACCTAAATTAGTGCCATTAAATACATCTTGTATGCGCTGCATTAATTCATACCATTGCATATGTCACCCCCTAAATATTTCAACAGAACGATAGCCCTTATATTCAGTAGGGTTGCCGGTTAACTGTTCAGGTGTGATACGTGATTCTAATTGCTTGATACGAGATTCATAATATTCTAGTTTTTTAGAATAAAAATCGTCTGTTGAGCCATTATTACTATAAGAACCCGGCAATGCAAATGCTTTATTTACGCATACTTCACGATAGATATAAGCAAGTACTAATTCATCGGTTGTAAAACTACGAATAATCTTATCCGGCTTTACACCTAGACGATTACCAAATGCATATAACCACTGTTCTGCCTTTCCAACAGTATTGGCGGTTATTTCATCACCTAGCAACTCATCATTAAATAGCTCCGCCATATCCTCAAATTTGTACAGCATATTTAAAACCCCTTACATATTAAATGTTATTGAATATTCGTCTTTAACTAACCCACGAGCCACATCATCCAAGGCATGGCCTGTATATTGTGAAAATATATTAATAATGTTTGGTATATTATTTTCCAATGCATCATATAAGAATGGATCAGGTGCCGTTCCCGGATGAAATACCCTCCGAGTAAACACAAATCCATTCCCACCACGAGGGACAAATCTTAATACCTTTTTGAATCGTGGATTAATCACATGAGCTGGAGTTCCCTCATGCACAAAAGGGCCATATTTCGCAACATCGATGTCAAGAAATACGACCCCTTGCATGCCACTATTAGAAATTTGATAATCAATCGCCTTTTCAAGATTACCTGTTCGAGAGGTAAATCTATGTTGTTCTTGCGCAGTTTCTCTCACATCTATAGTGCTTGCTTTTACAGCCTGACGAATACGCTTTTCAAATATAGCCCGGCTATTCATAGCAATTATTTTTTACCGGAACCCTTGCCGGAGGTTTTATCCTCAGGGCCCTCATCCTTAGGCTCTTTATCAGCAGGATCTTTGTCCGGAGGATTTTCATCCTTAGGCTCTTTATCAGCCTTTGTGGTTGTATTTTTAGATTCCTTTGCAGGTTTATCTTCTACAACTTCATAGCCGTGCTCTTTAAACCATTCAATGTGGTTGGCATCTTCGGTGAAGCCTTCACCATTCACAAATACCACTGAACCTGTTTGACCTGTATAATCAGGTACTGGAGATTTAATAATCGGCATAATTGACCTCCTTATTTAACCTTAATTTTACGGAATACGCCTGCTGCCTTAGATGCTTTTAATGCAACAGCGGCAACCATTTCGACCTCGCCTTTTTTAACTGCACCAGCGTTGGTGAAGTCAGGCAACCACAAATTAACCACATTATCGCCAGCCAAAGAAACACCGTGGAAGCCATCGATGCCAAGACGAGCAACATACAATGATGTTTCGCCCTGACCGTTAATGCCAATTACAGGATCATTGGAACCAGCTTTTGCACCAAGATCAACCAATGGAGTTACGCCATAGTATTCAACTTGTTGTCCGAATTCGTTTAGTTTAGTAGAGTACATCGCAGACCGACGAGCAACTGCACGAATTTTAGCAATCAATTTGGTATTACCCATAATTGCAGATGGTGCGCCATCCAAGGCTAAAAGGAATTCATCAAGTTGATCAAGGAATGTTTTGTAATTTGTATCAATAGCAGCGCTATCAGATAAATCGATTGCTGCTGTTGGTGTGTATTCAGTAGATGAACCTAAAAGCGCTTTGTCCAAGCCATCAAATGCTTTAGAATTAACACCTGAATCACCATTAATAACCGTATCATTGAATAATGCGGCTGCAGCTTTTACCTTTTGCTCAATTTGCAAAGTAGTTTCATCAACAATACCACCCATCTTAGCGATTACACGGTCGATGTCAAAGGAACCGCCGAATACTTTCAAATCAACGGTATGACGTTTCCGAGTAACAGATTGTGGAGTGTATTCCGAATTAATATCACGGAAATCTGCTGTAGGCTGAGTGAGTAAGCGAGTGTAGCCATATGTTAACGTGCCACCACCACCGGTAGGAGATACACAATCATCGAAAGTTAAGTTATCAAATAAAAAGGACGATTTGCGGAACTCATCAATAATCCCCATTTGCAAATCGTCTTGTACGTTAAGTTTTGCTTCAGCTAATGTAATTGCCATTAGTTAAATACCTCCGTTAAATAAATTATTCACATTGTTGGGCTTCAATAGCTGCCGCTACTGCCCCTTTTAATCCAGCAGGCTTGTTGCCTTCCCCACCATTACCGGCGCCACCGTTTCCTGAACCGCTTCCACGTTTTTGACTATCTTTAATCGCATAGTCTTTCCCTTTAAGCCATTCATCAACGCAATCATCAACAGTTCCACTGGTCCCGTCAGATTTAACATATCCATAAGTGCCATCTTCATTGACCTTAATTTTGCTAACAATCAATTTGGAAAATTCTTTTGGATCCATAGCATTTCGCTTTGTTAAAGAATCTACAACTGCTGCAGCTATTTCAGATTGGATACGTTGTGCATCAGCATCTTCACGGGCTTTACGTTCGGCTTCTACGGAATCTTCTAAGGTTTTAATCCGTTCCTGCATGGCAACGATACCGGCATCATCCTTAATCCCTGTGGAGTTAATTTTTTCTAACTTGCCTTGCGCCTCAGCAAGCAAACGTTCGGAGGCTTCTTTTGCCGCCTTAGCCGTTTTTGCCTCATCATTTTTGGCGTTAAATTGACTTTTGGACACATAATTCTCCCCATAATCCTTAGTCACCGCCTCTGCCTGCTCTTCTGTCAATCCTAACTTGATTAATTCCTCTTTTGTCATCTGTATGACCTCCTGTAAAATATACCTTTCCCGCTTCGCTTTATTTTCGTGTGCCACACCACACGACTGCGGTCTCGTTCTTTTTCGCCTGCGATACTAAAAAGGCAAATAAAAAAGCACCTGCATAAGCAAGTGCTTGATTGGTTAAATTAAGTTTTAAATTTCTCGTATTTCTGCGATTTCACTGGCATACAATTCATATTCGTCAACATATATTGATGCTTCATCAGGCTCATTATTTGCACCTGATGTAAACGAATCTAATTTACCAGTCATAGTGTCACCATCAACGAATCTGACTTCTACATCTTCTGAACGAATCTCATTATAGCGTTTATAAAGTTGTTCTTCTGTCATTTCCGTTCACTTCCCTTTGGCACTATATGAATACCCTTTCCTGATACATGTACAGTTGCAAGGCTAGTTTTCTGCTTTGTTCCTCTCCTTGCATTTACATCATACCCAATATGAGGGGATATATCAACCATTATTTTATGATTCCAATCGCCCTTTCGAGTAAACCTAATACCACTATAAACGCCTTCCTGTATCGCCTTTATAACATCAGCATGAGGGATTTCATGGCTATAATAGCTTTTATTTTGCGTTTTATCGTAAAGCTTACCACCTTTTATATGCATGCTTTGCCGCATCACATAGCTGCTATTAAAGTATGGTGAGTTAATATAATCAATAACACGATGTCTAACATCGTCTATTGTTTCAAATTTCCTACGCTTTGAAAGATCCTCAATATTAATTTTTCCATTCTTAATATAATCTTTCAACGACTCAATAACAGGCAGTCTGCTTTTAAATACAGCACCATCCCAGCCCCTAGCTTCCTCAGTCCATGATGCGTGCCCATTCATTACTAAATTGCGACCATTTACACCTAAAATGCGCTCTTGTTCCCGCTTTGGTAACGACTTCAAGTATGCTAGTCCTCCAGCTTCTATATTTGGCTTAGCTGATACAGTATCAATCATACCTTCTATAATTGGCTTAATACGACATATACAATGTGGATGTGCAGGTAAATGAGGAAATTTATCCTTAGGGTAAATACCTTTACCGAGTCCATATAAGTCAGCATTAGCATAAACGTCACATATATCAACCACCGGATGTCGGGTGCTCAATTTCCATTGAAATGCAACTACATCAGAATCATCCATATGTCTTGCAATTTCACCCTCTGCATACGCACGAGCCCTTTCAGTCCTAGCGATACGCTCAGCATGATAACGAGCCTTTTCCTGAGTCGCAACATATATGGCATGATTTAAAGTGGCTGTATTGCTCTTTTCAACAGCATCAATCAACTCACTATATGCAGCTCTAAGTCCCGGAGTAGTTTCTTGCTCAACTAATCGGCGAACTTTACGAAGCTGATATTTAAGCATATCTTTCCCAGCTTCATCATTAGGCAATGGAATGGGCAACTTGCGTAGTTTTTCCAAAAAATCAGGTAAATCAGCTTTTGAAATTACAGAATTGCCACCATAACCATCAAATATAGCCTTTGCTGTAGCTAATGTATCCTGTCCTTTCTTCATTGCATCGGATATTGCTTCTGCAACATCGTTTTTGACACGACTAGACGCATTATGTAGCCGTTCAGATAAGTTTAAGCCATCAGGTGCCCATGCATCTTGCATAGCCTTAGAAATCGTTTTTAAATCATATGGCATACCCTTTATAATAGCACTTTTAATTGCATTACCGGTTACACCAATATCAACCCCATATCCTTTGACACATTCACGAATTAATTCAGATATTAAAACACCCCGCATGGCATCCATAACGGGGTATTTATTATACGCTTTTCGTACTGCAGTTTGTGGGGCATAACCAGCTTCTAATAGTCGTCGAATTTCATTTTCGAACTTATCAATAGTATCCTGAATAGTTTGTTCTGTAGTCTTATTCATCTACATCATCGCCCTCACTACTATTTGAATACGTGACATCAAGGACATCTTGTTGTGTTGAATCCTCAATTTCTTTAATGATATCGTCATAAACCTTGTCATCGATATTTGGCATATAACCATCGAGAACTCTTTTAACAACTTCCGCATAATAGGTTTTAGATTTAAAGCCAAGATCTAATGCTTGTTGTCCCTGCGACAATACATCGGCTACATCATTAATGTCAAAATCTCTCGGATATTCACATTTATAGGACAAATTCTCATTTGTCCACAATTCATATAGTTCAATGATTGCTTTTTCCGCATTCTCGCATTGTACTGCAAAATTTGCCAGTCGTTGGTTGGTTCGTTTAAACGCCCATTGCTTTGCTACGCCGGACTTTTCTTGCTGAACCCCTACTACAGAATCAACGCCACCGATGCGGTACATCTCTTTAATTTCAGAGTCTTTTTCTTTCATGATAATCTCAGCTGGTCCCTTATCCGGAGCAATATATGCTGGTGGATGGCTAGACTCAGATGGATACAACAATACATTATTGACGCCAAGGGTTAGATCCCCAACATTTTCATCTGATGGCATTGTTAAAGTAGAGAATGTCTGAGAATTAAGGATTTGTGTTAATAAGCTATCTAAATGATATAGGCGATAATTCTTTTGCGCCAACGAGTAAAACTCGGGATGAGGTAATACTGTAGTTTTTTTAGTACTACGACCAAACCATTGGACTACTGGCACACGACCGAGATTATGCTCGCCCTCTGCAATAACGCCTTTCCCTTTATCTCGAATTTTCCAATCGGTATCAGTCCACTCATGATAAATAATCTTTGTCCCGCCATTATCATCAATGATTGACTCTTTATATTCAAAACGAATAATGCGTCCCTCATTATCCAATTTCCAACCTGTTACATCAGCAGGCTCAACAGATAGCAAGTAAGGAAGTCGTCTATCTTTCACATTATCGGCAACACTCGTCCCAAATTCAGCCTCGTTGTTAACGATAACATAAACCACTCCATACAGCTTTGCTATTATGGCCTGCTGTTGGATGTATTCTTGTAATGATGTCCCCAATCTATCAACATTCTTTAAAAATACATCAAATTTCGCCGTAGAATTGTACTCACGTCTAATCTCATCATTGAAAATTGGGTCAACGTTAGCATTAACAATCGGTGCAATATGATTAGAATAACTTGATAGCATCTTTCGGAAATTATAATTATCTAGGTTTTCTCTAGGGTGCTGCTTTAATCCTCTCCCTAATGAAAATAGCCCAGAACCATAATATGCATCATGCAACAGCTTATATGCATATTTCTGTTCGCTGCTAATATACATGAATTAATTAACCTCCTAATAAATATTGGAATTAATGGACTTAATAACTGGAGCATTTAACCGCTCAACAACACCAGTTGTTGCATCCGGTGCATCATCATGAGCGTTTTTGCCCTTACGCTGATATTTGTACATAGCTGAATAGTATTCCGGCCATAGCTCTTTAAAGTTTTCCGGATATAATACGTGATCCATAACTTGTGTAGAGTTAGATAATATTCTAGCCTCTTTATTTTTGCTTTGATGGAAAGTGACAATCTTAGTACGATTGCCGGGATATTCATCTTTAAGAATTCGCTTAACATTACGAGCAAATCCACGGCCACCGTTATTAGATTCAATATCACTAACATTCACCCCATTACGATGCAATAATTCTGCGGTTTTCCTTTCGGTAACTTCCATAGGCGCATCAGTAAATAGAATGTCCAATATATAAGCATTATCGTTATAAACGCCGTACACAATAGCACACAGCCAATCTTCGCCGGTATCAGCAGAATCAACATATGCCTTGACAGTAGAAAATAAAGGATATCCCTTATCATCTCTTGGGATATCCTTGTAAGTACTAAAATATGTATATAGCCTACCTTTAACATCGATAGGCTCTTGCTGATAGTTCGCACTTGCTATATCCTCACCCATTGCTCTGAACTTTTCGATATAGCTTTCATAAGAAAGTATATCATCACATAGCATAGTGCCATCGTCTTGCAAAGCTTTCATAGTAATAACCTTTGCTTTATCTCCAAAGTGTTCTATTGCCCTGCCGGCTAGATCATCACTCGCCCAACGTGTCATGATGATGATTATTTTTCCACCCTCTTCTAAACGAGAAAGCATAGTGTTAGTGAACCAGTCCCAGTGCTTAGCCTTAGTATTTTCGTTGTAAGCCTCTTCTGCATTCTTGATAATATCGTCAATGATTAAGATAGTAGCACCAAAACCTGTAGCAGTACCGCTTGGAGATGTAGCCAAGTAACTATTGTAACCACCCTCTAACGACCACATATCCATTGAGGCATCGCCACGTTTAATACGCACATTAGGGAATATGTCCGTATATACAACCCTGTTTTCGTCCGCCTTTACTTCTTGAATATCATTACGAACATTCTTTGCAAAGGTAGTTGATAGAGTTGCATTATACGAACCAGTCATAATCTTTTCGATAGGGTTTTTGCCTAATATCCATTTGGCTGCCATCTGAGCTGTACGGCTTTTACCATGTCGAGGTGGCATGTTCATAATTAAGACTTTTGCGTCTGGATCTTCGTAGAACTCTTGCAACGTATTGCACAATTCTACGAGGTAATCTCTATCTTTCCTATAAAAGTCCGGTGCTTGTAAATGGCAATAATAAAAAAACTCACGCCTTGCTAATTCATATTTGAATTGCTGCATGAGTTCCGGTGTGAGTTTCATGGCCTCACCCCTCTTTGTCTATTAACTTTTTGAGTTCCTCAGTTGTAACACCGTCAAGTGGGTTGCTTTGAACAGTTGTATTGACTTCCATTTCCGTTTTATCAGATTGGCCTAGGAAGTTCTTACCTAAAAAGATTGCCATAGCCGGAGACTTCTCTGCAAGTTGCCATTGCATACGGCGTAAACTTATCTTGCCTTTGCCCCTCTTTTCACGAAAAACATGGGAGAAAGTTTTCCCATACGTTCGTCTGCACCATGCATTCAAAGTCTTTTGAGTAACCCCAAACCAGTCGCACACCTCTTCGTAGGTGCATTGTAAACCACATAAGCCCTCGAACTCTTTCTTGTCTATTTCAGCCCTTGGCCTGCCCATTTTAGCCACTGTTTCGCACCTCCTTATTGTATTTTATCCATTCTAGCTGTGTTTCTCATATATCATGTATCAATTCTTTAAAAGCGGCCTCGTCTTTAATTCTAACGTTTCTATGAGGTGGCTTTAATTTATGATAGAACCTCATATGTTGCCCATTAGCTTTTGTTGCAAGGCCACATTGTACATGGTCAGGATATATTTGACTTGTTGCAATAGGTCGAATATGTCCCCACTTATCATATGCAGCACGCATGCCAGTATTGCTTTTGCTTTCCTTTGTGTAGTGGTAAGCACTTAATACTGCATTTGTATAAGTACCACTATGATTGAAATCTAAATTATGAAGTACATCATCATCAAACGGCCCTCGCCATTTTATGTCAGCCTCTACATTTTCAATAAAGCAACTATACGCATAGCCATTTCGTAGAATTTTCTTTTCTACGGTAGGGGTAGCACCTAATACAATGCCCATATAACCTATGTTCGTACATTCACACATGCGATATAAATGCTCAAATACTTTAGGTAATATATTCTTCGCATAATATGATTTAGTCTTGCCAGTAGTATGGACTTTACCAGATCCAAAGATAGTGATGTTATCGTCTAATTGGTAAGCATATTTTTTGCCATTCTTTTTGGCGTCTTCTAAACACATTTGACGATTGCAGATAGCACCATGAAATGGAACAGGGTACGTTTTATGCTTTTCGAAGTATTCGTCCTCCCATTCATCTGATACGGAGACAATTTGGCTTTCACTTACGCCTGCACTCAAATAGCTATCGACTTGCTTTTCATTCATAACAAATTTAAAAGGTAGGCCTGACTCTTCTAACCACCATGTTGTTGGTCTGTCTTTAGGATTTGGCCTACCATGTGTTATTACATAGATAGTCGTATCTTTTTCAATAATTTGTTTTGATTGTAGCACTTTCTGAAATTCCCTCTTTTATCTTATCGTATAATTCCTTAGATATTTCATGTTGATTAACTACAACAGTTATTTTATATTTGGCTTTTTCTTTCAACTTATCGTCTAAACTTTCGTTAATGGCCTTTGCCTCCTCGACAAGTTTTTCGCCTAACGCCTCCAACTCTTTGTATTTAAAGCCAGTGAATACATCATCGCAGTCGTTAATTTCTTCAATTAATTTATCAATGTCCCAGTTAGCTTTTGCACTAGCCTCGTTTTCGACAATTCTAAATAAATTGCAATCTTCCTCGTTAAGATCATCAGCAAATATGCAAGGTACTTCTTTAAGCCCTAACTTTTTAGCTGCAGCATAACGGCCATGACCTGCAATAATAACATTATCGGAATTAATTAGAATAGGGTTCTTAAAACCGAACGTTTTAATGCTTTCCGCTAGTTCCTCAATATTTTTATCATGATTGCGAGGATTATTCTCGTAAGGCTTAATAAAATTAATGTCCAATATTTTAATGTCCATTTACTTTGACCTCCGTTCCCTCATATTTAGATGCAATTTCTTTTATTTTTTCTATATCTTCATCGACATCGGTTTCAATAGTCAATCGATATACACCTAACGCACCCAAGTCGAACATATCAGAACTGATGTCCTCCTCTTTACAGAAAAGGTCAAATAACTCAATATCGTCAAGCATACCACTATTAAGCATTTTTTTAACTTCTTCATTGTATTTGTCAAAGTTCCATTCGCTCAACTCAGCCATGCGATTGTCTGCAATTCGATATGCTTTTACTTGTTTCTCATCAAGATCATCTGCAATGATACATGGAACTGTAACAAGCCCCAAAATATGTGCAGCCTTATAACGAGTATGACCTGCAATAATAACGTAGTCTTTATCAACTATAATTGGAATTTTAAACCCAAAACGGTCGATACTTTCAGCAACATACGTTGCAGCCTCATCATTATAGCGAGGGTTATTTTCATATGGCTTTAATTCTGATAGTTGCATTTCAACAATATTCATGATGATCTTCTTTCTATAATTTAATATATGGCGGTAGAGGTAGGATTCGAACCCACGCACGCATTACACGTCTATCTGCTTTCAAGGCAGTCCCCTTTGACCTCTTGGGTACTCTACCATGTAAATTTAGGCATGAAAAAAGGACACCTGATTCGGTGTCCTCTTCACAAAACTGTATGCAAGAAGGTGTATATAGTCGTGTCGATTTCGTCATTAGGAGCCACTTACAATTTATCGACACTATCATTATAAAACACCCATAATGACATGTAAATGACAGTTTTGTGACAATTTGTCAAGTTTCGATTGCATGCAATTAAACCGCTTGGATTCCCCATATTAATAATGCCATGTCATTCTCCGCCTGTTCTAAATAGCGGTATACTGTCCGCTTTTCAACATTCAATTTGTCAGCTACAGCATCGACATCTAGCTTATCAATGTAAAAATACACTAGCGATTTAAAGTACGGTTGATTGCGATAATTACATTGTTTTCGATATACATCAAGCATATTATCGACATGCTCCAATATCAATTCTGTACGACGCTTGCTAGCGAGAATGGATTCAACACGCAATACGCCTCTACGATTAAATAGCTCGGTTAAAAGCAATTGCAAATCAGTCGGAACACTGCTTTCAATGTCAGCTATGGCATTTTCACAATGCTCTTTAAGCTCATTGTACCCAGCTAATAGCTTTTTTGTATTCTTTCTTGCCTGCTCTCGCTTTTTAGCGTGATCCTTTTCAATCCTCTGCTCATAAATTTCTATCGCCGTTTCAGTGGCTAATTTGACAACCGTATCAATATCAGTTATCACCTGCACCTGTTCCAATTCTAACACCCCCACAACCCTATAATTTGCTTTGTATCGCTAATGAATTACGCTGCTTTTTACACCAATTAATGGATCTGTTATGAAACCCTGTTAAAAACCCTCTAATCGGGGTAAAGTCCTCTGTAGTTTCTTTTTGCAAATCATCCAAGAACTGTAATTGTAATTTAGCTTCATATTCAAGCATATTTTGTGTTTCATCCAATACCGACACAGCACCTGCAAGGATTATCTCATCAGATATGTTGTATCGGCTATCTAATAATTTTAGTAGCTTAACCAACGCTATATATATTGCTCTTTTCATAGCTCCACCAACTCAGCATGATCCCATTCACTTACGCAATGTTTTGGGCTACTCCATGAAGTCCCACCATGAGACCACGTTAACACATACCCATTTTCATATCCTGCAAAATGTCTTTTTTCTTTTGTCGTTGATGCGTTATTCCATACACGAACAGGTGTATCAACAGGTACTTTAGACCAGTCAACAATACCTAGATATTCTGCAATATCGACAACCTTATTTATTGGTATAGGGAATAAGAATCGTGGTAATCCCAATTGTTTATCATTTCCACAACACAATACTGCATTTTCACTAGGATGAATAAATTTATATTCCTCATCATATAACTTTTTAAGTAACCACTCTTGGACTTGTTTATCTGTAATCATTATTCCTACCTCCTTGAAACTCATATCGTATATCAGTCACTGGACTATTGAGCATCATAAAAATACTATGATGTGCCGGGGACTTTTCACCATCTCCATCTTGATTAATGAATTTGATTCTTTTACTTGGCACATAGACACTTATATTTGTCCCAGTGTACAATTTATGTCGTTTGTGCCCCCCCAGTGTATCCAGCGGAAGCAGTAATACACAGGGCTTGCCAGTATTAATGCAACGTTCAATTATTCTGTCCTTATAGCTAAACGGCGGATTAGTGATTAAATAGTCAAATCGATAATCCCTAGTCATAAAATCTCGAACGCCATAGACTACTTTGTTATCACTATTCTCTTGTAGGACTTTTACAAAATTGCTGTCCGCCGTATCAAATGGGCAAAGGATTGTACCTCCTTTAGGTGGAGGGAATAAGTACAGCATTTGTCGAACAACATTCTCCGGTGTATACCATTCATCCGACCTATTTTGATTTGCTAGTACTCTGAGCATCAATACACCACCCAATATATACACCGGCTTTCTTTAGATCCTGTAATTCATCATCTTTTTTACCGGCTCGAATCAAATACTTCAAGGCATTACCTTTACAAAAACCTTTAAACTCCTCAGGAGTTAATGCAGCCCGCAATACATCAATGCTTTCAATATTTAATCCCGGTAACTTATAGTGTTTTGGGCTTTTAACAGCTTCATCGACATCAGGCTTTTTGCCTCTAAAAAAATCTCTAATGGCTTTAACTTGCTCATCGGTAAAGAAATAGCTATCGTTTGGCCCTTTTTGTATTCCTCCTGTCTCGCAACTCATATAATATCGTTCCCTCCTTTACTGGTATAAATTCAATCTCGACCCTGCTATTTGCTTTATCGATTCCAACTATTTCGGATCCATCATAATTTGCAACCCACATATCGTCGTCAATAATGCCAGCCTCAGTCAGAATATCTGATGTAGCTTGTAGCAGGCCGACCAAGTCAGGCCAATGTGCCCAGTTAGGCATGTAATAGCGGCACCGTAAGGACACAGGGCCAGAATGATACGCTCGTTTACGGTAGAATTGCAACTGTTTAAACGCTAATGCTTGATATTCCTCAAAGGCTTTTGATGGTAAGACACGAGGATATTTCCCAGCGTATACGACTCGCGAACTATTCTTTTTTGTTGCTGGTCGGCCATAAATTACAAGCTTATTCATTCTTAATGCGTGACCTTTCCTTTTTCACTTAATACATTACCTAATGCATTACGCATCTCAGCAGTAACAATATTTAATAGTTCTTCCGGTGTTTTATTAGCATTCTTCGATGCTAATTGAACTACCTGTGCAACTCCTGCACAAAATCCGATTGTTAAATCAGTGAATTGTCCTTCCATTCCAACTTTAATGCATCCATTATCAAAAACTTCTATCGCAATCTTGGCATTTGGTTTCATTCTATCCCTCCTCAAATTTTTGAAATATCCAGCGGGTCCCGTTTAGACTTACCTTTAAACGATAGAATAAATGACGTTTCTTTCAATCGGTCATAAATGCGGCTATCATAGCACTTTTTAATTTGTTGAACAGATAAATTCGTAGTGATAATAGTCGCTTTTCCCCGTTCAACTCGATCAGAGATGATTGAATCTACCTTACTTGAAACCCATTTATTATCGTATTCTGCCCCGAAATCATCTAACACAAGTAAAGGGCAATTACGAATACGATTTTCAAATTTCAGATAGTGTTCAGCTGGTCCCTTACTCAATATGAGCAATGTGTCGAGTAAGCTCATCATTGAAATAAGGTAGCCATTATACCCTTGTTCAATCGCTTGTCGTAATATGCTGATAGCTAATGATGTTTTACCAGTTCCAACTGGCCCCATCATAATCAAGCCCCTTCCACTTTTGATATGCTCATTTAGATGAACAGCATACTTCAAAGCACAGTTATATGCATCCTTATCTTCGGGCGGTGCTCCTAGCTGCTTTAATTTAGAAAATGTCATATCTAAGTATCGACCTTTTATGCCATACTGTGATAGATCTTTTTGACACTCAACTGCAACAGGTGGTGGATAATGTGGAGTATAGAACTCATATCCATTCTCCTGTTTCTTTATCCCAGTCGACTTCACTGATGTCTGTTGCTGCCTTATTCTTTCTATTTCCGCCGTTACGTCCATTGCTTCCATTTCCCTTTATCACTTCCTCTTTAACCTTATTGTTAA